CTGACGCGATGATGAGTGGAGGACATCGATTTACCTCCGCAGAAAAGAAGCAAATCACCGAGGACAGAAATTATCTAAAACGAATAGACAAGATTCCATGAGAATTAAGTTATAATGGTTAGCTACGCGGCTAGTCTCAGCTCATTACTTAGACGAAAAGGCCCTCCACCCTGCCGCGTTTCTTTTTTTTGGAGAAACTTCAGGAGATTTAAATGAATACTTTTATACCTACACAATCAGCTATCCAAGTGGAAGCTGGAACAAAAATTGTTTACCGCGCCCCTGGGCTTGTCATCGAGCAATCTGATATAGATGACGGCTCTTTTCATTCGATCAAGGTGGCATACGAAAATATAGACCCTCTAATCTCGATGCTGATTACTGCCAAGGTATCGATTGCTAGAGAGGTCGCTGAAAATGAAGTGGTTTAAGCATGATTCAAACGCCCACGGTGACGCGAAAATTGAACGAGTATTGATGAAATATGGCGCTGATGGATACGCGCTTTATTGGTACTGCATCGAATTAATAGCTGGCAAGGTAACAAGCGACAATATTACATTTGAACTTGAGCATGATGCTGAATTGTTGGGATGGAAACTTAAAATAGACTCGCTTAGAGTCACCGAAATAATGAAATATATGTGCCACCTTGGATTGTTCGAGGTGTCGCCAGGGACAGAAAGAATCGCATGTTTAAAACTAGCAAAAAGGCTTGATGAAAGGTGGACTAGAGACCCTGATTTAAAGGAAGTTATACGGAAAAGTCACCATATGTCTGAAGACAGTCTGAAGACAGTCTGCAGGTTGTTGCCACTAGAAGAGAATAGAATAGAAGAGAATAGAGATAAAAGCATTGTAGAAACTTCTACGAAGTTACCACGCTGCCCGTATGTCGAAATTCAAAATCTTTATAACTAAAAGCTAAACATGCTTCCACGATGCCTTGAATTGAACGCTGACAGAAAAAAGAAAATTAAGGCCCGATGGCTTAATGGGATAGGTTCAATAGAGGCATGGTCGGATTATTTCGATTTAATTGCCTCATCACGCTTTTTAACAGGGAGAACAGAAAAACCGTTTCGCCCAAATATCGACTGGATATTAAAACCCGCAAACGCTATCAAGATAAAGGAAGGTAACTACACCGACTCCACAAAAAATAGCGACCCATTAAAGGGGTATGCGTGATGCGAATGGTAACGAATGACGAACTAGACGCAGCCGACAAAGAATTTTATGGCAAGGTCGAATCAACCGATATCGTGGATTTCAAACATTACACTGCCAAGGTAAAAGAGCGAATCGCGAATGGCGTTAGCCATAACGGTGAAAAGCTGCCGTGGCCGAAGTCGTTTGATTTGGTTCGATTACGACCTGGCGAGGTTAGTATCTGGGCAGGCGTTAACGGTCACGGCAAATCCCTGCTATTAGGGCAGATCATGTTATGGCTACCACCCACGCAGAAAGTTTTAATCGCATCACTGGAAATGCCAGGTGAGGCGACGATAGCTAGAATGTGCCAGCAGACGCTAACGACAGGAGTTCCGTCTGATAAATACATCGACTGGTTCATGGAAGAAACCAATAACTTTTATCTTTACGATGTAACTGGGACGGTTCCAGCAAAGCGGATATTGCCGTTGGTTTATTACGCATCAAAAGTCATGGGCATAAATCATATCGTTCTGGACAGCCTTGTTAAATTCGGAATCAGGCATGATGACCTAACAGGGCAAAAAGATTTCGTTAATGAATTATGTGCGATAGCCAAAGATTTCGGCAGTCATATTCATTTGGTTCACCACATGAAGAAAGGTGAGAAGGAATCACAAGAGCCTGATAAGTGGGATATCAAAGGCGCAGGCGAGATCACCGATTTAGCCGATAATGTATTTATGCACCAGCGGCACAAAGATAAAGAAAAGAAAATCGATGACGGTGAGGAAGTAAACGAATTAGCGCCTGACGCCAGTTTGCATTGCGCTAAACAACGGCACGGAGAATGGGAAGGAAAAATCGCATTGTACTTCGACAAACTAAGCGGTCAATTTATGTCGCACCCTAATTCACGGTTGAAATGGAAACAAGATATCCCCGACACTCACTACCCACAAGCAGGTAACTTCTGATGAACAATTTAGCAACTAACTACGAGAATTTTTTATACTCTCGGTTACACGATCAATCCGATAGCGGGTTTGATTCATTTGTACCCGATGGCTTTTTATTCCCCTTTCAAAAATTCCTTGTTGACTGGGCCTGCAATAAAGGGAGGGGAGCCACGTTCGCTGATTGCGGGATGGGTAAAACTCCTATATCGCTGGTATGGGCGCAAAATGTTGTTGAGCGGACGAATGGAAGAGTATTGATATTGACGCCTTTAGCGGTGGCCGCGCAATACTTGGCGGAGGCAGATAAGTTCGGAATTCCTGCGGTGCGATCGAATGGTGATGAATTGCCGGCGAGGGGGATAGTGATAACCAATTATGAAAAGTTAACCCATTTTTCCCCGGCTGATTTTTCCGGCGCTGTTTGTGATGAATCATCAATTTTGAAAAACTACAGCGGGGTAAGGCGAGGTGAAATAACGAGGTTTATGCGGAAACTTCGCTACCGATTATTAGCGACTGCGACAGCAGCACCGAATGATTATATCGAACTAGGTACCAGTTCAGAGGCTTTAGGGTACATGGGTAACATGGATATGCTAAATAAGTTTTTCAAGAACAATCTTAACAATTCAAGCACAGGCAGGATGCGAGGTGACGTTGTTAAGTGGAGGCTAAAGGGTCATGCGGAAAAGGCTTTTTGGCAGTGGGTTTGCAGTTGGGCAAGGGCTACCCGGAAGCCCTCAGATTTAGGATTTGATGACGATGGGTTTATCCTCCCGCCGCTATCTGAAAAATCGCACATTGTTGACGTTAAAACACTTGCTGACGGAATGTTGTTTGCCTTGCCTGCTTGTGGTCTGCAAGAGCAAAGGGATGAGCGAAGGAGAAGCATCACCGAGCGGTGTGAAAGAATGGCAGAGTTAGCCGATACCGGAGAACCTGCTATTTTGTGGTGTCACCTTAATGACGAAGGGGATTTGTTAGAGTCGTTAATACCTGGGTCTATTCAAGTTAGCGGAAAGGACAGCGACGAGAAAAAGGAAGCTAAGCTAATGGCTTTCCAACGGAACGAGGAAAGAGTTTTAATCACAAAACCAAAAATAGGCGCATGGGGATTAAATTTCCAACACTGCAATCATGTACTAACATTTCCGAGTCATTCTTTTGAGCAGTATTACCAATCGATAAGACGGTGCTGGAGGTTCGGACAAAAAAGGCCGGTGAATGTGGATATCATCACAACCGAAGGCGAACAGGACGTTCTGAAAAACCTAAAGGCGAAACAAAAAAAGGCAGAAGACATGTTCACTAATCTGGTGTCCGAAATGGGCAGAGAGATGAATATCAATCACATAAAAACGTATGAAACAAAACAGGAGAATCCATCATGGCTGTAAAAGATCAATTAATAACCGATGAATATGCAATCTACAACGGCGATTGTATTGAGGTAATGGACAGTATGCCGCCTGAAAAAATACACTTGTCGGTGTACTCTCCGCCGTTCGGAGGTCTTTATCATTACTCCAGCAGCGAGCGGGATTTAAGCAACAGTGATAACTACGATGATTTTTTCGATCACTATAAATATGTGGTTGAGGGGATTAACCGAATCACGATGCCAGGCAGGTTAACGGCAGTGCATTGCATGGATGTACCAAACAGCAATTCAGGGAAAGGAGACAGTTATATCGATTTCCCCGGTGATATTATCCGATTGCATGAGCGATGCGGGTTTGAGTTTCGAGGCCGCCGGGCGATTTGGAAAGAGCCATTAGCGGTTAGGCTGAGAACGATGCAAAAGAATCTAGCCCACGCAACAATAGTGTCTGATTCTGTTCTGTCTGGCGTAGCATCCGCCGATTACTTGCTCGTGTTCGCCAAGAAGGGCGAAAACCCGGTGCCGGTTGATCATCCCGAAGGGCTAACCGAATACGCAGGCAGTCGCAAAATACCGGCAGAATTATTTGCGTATCGCAGGTGGTCTGGAAAGCAAACAGAAAACAGATTTTCGCATTGGATCTGGCGGCAATATGCCTCGTCGGTATGGGATGATGTCAGGATGGAAAGGGTACTACCTTTTCAGGATGCTCGAGAAGACGATGACGAAAAGCATGTACACCCGTTGCAACTAGACGTTATTGACCGAGTGGTTACGCTTTACAGCAACCTCGGTGAAAATGTATTCACCCCGTTTATGGGTGTTGGCAGCGAGGTTTATTCCCCGGTTATGTTGGGTAGGAAGGGGATTGGCGCAGAGCTAAAAGAGTCTTATTACCGTCAATCGGTCAAAAACTGTGAGATGGCGTTAAAGGGTATGAGGAGCGTTCAGCAAACAGAAGACCTACTAGCGGGCATCGAATAATGCAATCGCGTCTAAGTTCATTCCTTGAATCAATGGTAAATATTCTCATTGGTTATTTCGTGGCGTTGGCATCGCAGATTATTCTATTCCCGTTATTTGATATCCACGTTTCCATCCAAACAAATCTATGGATAGGCGCCTGGTTTACATTGATCAGTTTGGGGCGAAGTTACGTTATCCGTCGATGGTTTAACGCGAGAATTCACAGAACAGTTGAGAGGTTAACAGCATGACTTTCGTTGATCATAACAGGCAATGTCCTGAATGTTTGAAATGGTACGGCCGCAGGTACTACAAGTCGGGACAAATCGAGCCGCCCTGTAATTTCAAAAGAAGGTTAACGTGCGGTGATTCTGATTGCGTCAAGTCATCGCACAGGAAGAAAAGAGCATTAAGCAGGGTAACGACGAGATCAAGCGATGCTATCGATCTTTTTATCTACGGGAGGGTGGCATGATCGACTGGCCCCTAATTATAAACCGTCTCCGATCAAGTCGCGGATCGCTTGAGAAGGTAGCACGCGAGGTAAACGGTTGCCCGGTACATCTTCGGAGATTAGCCCGAGGCGAGGTATACGACACGAAGTTTTATACTGGGATTCGATTGCTGGATATGCATCGCGATGACTATCCGGTTGAGCAT